GCGCAGGCTCTTGTTCTGGAGCGTGCCGATGACCGTGGCCTCGCCGCCCTCGGAGGCGATCGAGAAGATGTCCTCCAGCGAGGTGTGACCGACGATCGACCAGGGAGAGGTCGGGACGAGCAGGTCGTCGGGGAGGTCGGTTCCGACCGGCGCCGTCAGGTAGTTGCCGGAGCCGATGACGAGGGTGGCGTTGTCGTTCAGTGCCACGAAGAGTTCTCCTTACGGGGTGGGGTACGGGCGGGTGCGCGGCTTGCGGATCTCGATGTCGTAGGTCGCCTCGTAGCGCCAGACACCGGTAGGGAGGTCCGCGTACTGGACCGGGCCGGTCGACGTCGCCCAGTCGGTGACCCGACGAGGGGCGGACGCGAGGTCGACTCGGGTGATGTGGCCGCGCGAGGGCACGACCTTCTGCGAGAGCCAGGCGTCGCGGATGACCACGCGTACGGCCTCGGAGAGGATCGCTGCGTCTTCGTCGCCATCGGGGTCCTGACAGAAGACGTGCACCGCGACGCGAGCTGCGTCGAGGAATCGGGTGTCGCCCTGCCAGTTCCCGAAGGACGGGTCACGGCGAACGAGTACGAGGGGGAACGTCTGGTCCTTGGCGATCAGGGACCGGACCTGGATGCCAGGCAGTCCGTCGCGCAGGATCGCGAGCATGAGGTCTTCGACCGGGGAGAGCTCGGCGAGCGCCTTGATGTGGGCGGGCAGTCCGGCCATCAGCCTCGACCCCCGCCGCGCTTCTTGCCGGCCCGGATCTTGACCTTGCGCTTCTTGACCTTGGCCTTGGGGCCGCTCTTCCGAGGCAGGTGCGAAGCCTCTTCGAGGATGTGCAGGCCCTCCATGGCGCCGACCGTGTACTCGTTGACGACCTTGCCCTGGGAGTCGACCACCTCGACGTCGTACGCCTGGCGGCCGAACTCGATCGACAGGGCCGAGTTCGAGTTGGACTTGGCGTTGGTGCCGTTGGCGTCGGACAGGACCACGTAGGCGTCGATGTCGCCCTTGGCGATGTCGATCTGTGCGATGCCGTCCACGCGGTGGGCGAGGAGGAGTTCCTCGGCGCGCACGCCGATCTCGAACGCGCGGGCGTCGACTTCGGCCTGGACCTCGGGGAGGGAGGCGATGACCTCCGCCATGTTCTTGCCGTTGAGGCCCTTGTAGATGTAGGCCATCAGCTCGGCCTCTCGCGCACGTCGATGGACCAGTGCCTGGTCCTGCGCTCGCCGTGGTGGTAGGCCGGCGGGGTCACCATGTCCCAGACCTTGCCGAGCATCTCGACCCGCGACCACAGCTCGACGCCTTCGAGGTTGGCGGCCACGATCATGCGGGTGATGTTGATCTGCTGCTGACCGGGAATCTCGGCTCGGGCCGAACGCTGCGGGATCAGCGCGCACCGGACGTGGTGGGGGCCGTCTGCGTCGGCGACGAGGATCTCGTTGCCGCGGTTGTCGATGTGGTAGCGGCTCTTCCAGATCGTGGCCTCGACGCCGCGCCTGCGCTGCATCGAGCTCACCAGGGCTCCACCTCATCCGAGAAGAGGGGGAACGGCTTGGAGTCCGGGGTCGGGTGTGCGACCGGGACCAGGCCAGCCGCGACGGGCCGGCGTACCGAGTTCCAGGCGGAGACCTCCGCGGAGTACAGGCCGGGCTTGCGCCCGCCGATCTCGGCGAGGAGCTTCTGCTCCTCCGCCGTGAAGTGGACGGTGCCTGCCTCCTGGCCCTGGCTGTCGTTCCAGCCGAGCGTCTCGTCGCCCGCTCGGGACTGCGTGTAGCCCGAGGGGTTGTCCATGTACCGCTTGCACGCCTTCAGGACCAGCGTCCGTACGAGGCGAGGGGCGGAGGCTGCGTCCGGCCAGTCACGGCCAGCGTGGAAGCTGGCCAGGTCGGAGGCGTCCTCCAGGGCTGAGGTCGCGATGCGCTCCTCGTCAGCGTCGGGCGTCCAGTCGAGGCGAGCCTTCAGCTCATCGAGTGTGGCGAAGTTCGCCAAGATGGTTCTCCTTCACTCACGGGGAGGGGCGGGATGCGCAACTTGCACACCCCGCCCCACTCAGCCGGTCGATCAGACGGCCGGGCCGTCAGCCACGCCAGCGACGCCGGTGATCGCAGCGAGCTCCTGCGCCTTCGCGTCCGGGCCGTCCGGGTCGGGCAGCACGTCAGCGGTCAGGTCGAGGTCGAGCTTGATCGCACGGACGAAGTGCTCGTACGTGGAGACGAAGCCCTGGCTCGGGTTCGCGTTGTCGCGGCCGACAAGGAAGTCGGACACGGTCCGGAAGCCCTTGTAGGTGTTGACGATCGACCGGTCCATCAGGCGGGTCGAGTCGTAGTCCCGAATCCAGCGCAGCGCCACGCCGTTGTAGCTGGCCGAGGCGCCGAAGGGAACCGACTGCGGGACGGACGGAGCGCCCGTCGCGAAGATGAACGCGGACTGGACCAGGGCCACGGCGAAGTCAGCCGGCAGCTCGTCGGAGGTGACGATGTTGAAGCCGTACCGGCGACCGAGGGTCGCCTCCTTCAGCGCGGACACAGCCTCGGCCTCACCCACGTTGGAGGCGAGGTTCAGCTTGTCGTCGCTCAGGAGCGCGTTCTCCCAGCCGGAACCGACCAGAAGGGTGCGACCCTCCTTCGGGACGCGGAACTTGTTCAGCACCTCGCGGGCCCGGATCAGGGTGCCGCGCAGGTCACGGCCGGACTTGGCGCCAGCGAGGGTGACCTCGTACGGGGCGTTGAGCAGGTAGTCGACGGACTGGTACTCCAGGCCCTTGCCGACCGCCTCGGTCTGCTTGGCCATCAGCTTGGCCCAGCCCTGGAGGTCCATCTCGTTCTGCTCGTCGGTGAGCTGGACACCCGAGTACACGTCGCCGCCGAAGCTGACGGACACGGTGCGCTCGTGGTAGGTGTCGAACTGGATCTCCGTCGAGCGGTCGTTGCGCCACCCGTACGTGCGGTAGGGCAGAACGCCTTCGACCTTGACGTTGATCGTGTCGTCCTTGGCGCCCTTGAACTGGTCGATGCCCTCGCGCTGGAAGACGGCCGGGACGACCAGGGACTCTTCGAGAGCGACCGCCGCGGTCGCGGCGATCTTCTCAGGCTTGATGACGTCGTGCGGGGTGTATGCCACGGGGTTGGTACTCCTGTCGGTAGAGGATGCAGGGAGGCTCGGCGTGCGTCACTTGCACACCGGGGTATGGGTCAGTAACTGCGCTTGCGCGCAGCCCGAGCGGCCTTGACGGGGTCGAAGTCGTCGCCGTCGTCGGGGTCGAGGCCGCCGCCGAGCGATTCCGGAGTGGCCGGCGCGACGAGCTTCTGGAGCTCCTTCGCGTCCGCCTCCAGCTCGGCTTCGGTGGCGCCCGCGAGGCGCTTGGCCAGGGCGGTGGGCAGCTCATACTTGGCCGCCACGTTGTTGAGCAGGATCTGCCGCTCCAGCGCCTCGACCTGCCCCTTCAGTTCGGCGGTCGCCGCCTCGAACTCATCGACGGTCTTGGCCGAGCTGAGCTTGGCCTCCGTCTCGCGGAGCTTGGTGCGGTAGTTGGCCGCCTCGGCGTTGGCGTCTGTCAGCTTCTTGCGAAGCACGTCAGCCGGAACGCTCTCCTCGGTCGACTCCGTCGTCTGCTCACCCTCGGGGGTGGTGCCCTCCGGGGGCGTCTCGACGGTCTCTTCCGTGGTCGGGGTCTCGGTGCTGGGGGTTTCCTGCTCGGGCACTGTCACGCCTCCTGGACGCTCGTTGTGGATCGCCGAGCCTCCTGGGCTGCGGCCTTTTGTTCTTGCCGGATGAACCGGCGCCAGGCGGACACAGCCGCCTTGCCGGAGAGGCCGCGCGTGACCTTGGGCCACAGCTCCTCGTACCGGCGATTCAGCTCGTACGTGGACGAGCCGTTGTACTGCTCGCGCGAGAACACAGGCTCGGCGTAGCAGTGGCAGTTGTCGTGGTACTTGTCGCCGTCCGCGTACTCCGCGGAGCTCTGCGACCGGTAGACCGGACCACGAGAGATGAGCATCGCGCACCACCCGCAAGGGGTTCCGGTACGCGAGAGTCTGATGTAGCCGATGGTTCGGCGGTCACGCTGCATGTGGTTCCACACCGTCGAGCGGGCACCGTTCAGGGCGACACGCTCAGCGGCTGCGGCCTGTCGGGCGCCGGCCTGGTCGTGAGCTTCCCCGCGGAGCTGGTCGACCTCGTCAGCGCTCCTGGCGCCGTCGATCGCGTCGACCTTCTTCTGGAGGTTGCTGGAGCCCAGCGCTTCGAGGACCAGGCGGAGCTCCTGCTCGGCCTCGCGCTCGATCCGTTCCTCGGCTTCCCGCAGGCTCGCGATCTCCTCGACCAGGATGCGGTCGAGTTCGTCTTCGCGGGCCTTGTCGGGGTTGGCCGTGGCCCCCTGGTCAGCTTCCCCAGCTTGGCTGGTCGCGGCCGACGAGGAGGAGTCCGAGGTGCTGGCCGGTGTGTCACTTGCGCGCCCCTCCTGGGGGCTGTCAGCGCTTCCGGTCAGCTCGGCGAACTCGCGCCGAAGTACGTCGAGAGTGATGTACGTCGGCTCGGGGTGGTACGGATCGGCCACGGTCGTCCCGGTCCGCAGTGCGCGGGCCAGGCGGTAGTAGGCGCGGGCCAGGTCTCGGCTCTGTCGGCGCCGGCCCATCACCAGCGTGATGGCGCGGCGCAGCCACGACGTGGCGGTGGACGCCCGGCTCGTGACCGGGACGTCCTTCCACAGGTTCAGCGCGTCCGTGACGGTGCCTGCACCGATCTCGGTGAGCGCCGTCTGGAACGCGATGGCAGCGCGATCAGCCTCAGCCGCTCGGGCTGGACTGGTCACGCGGCGACCACCCCACTGTCAGGTGAGGCGGGCACCGAGCTGGCCGGCGCCGTGTCGGAGGTCGCCCGTGTCAGCGCCGTAGCGAGTTGGCCAACGGAGTCGTCCTCCTCGGCCATCTGCTCCCAGTCCTCGTACTCGGTCTGAGTCACGCCGGGCACTCGCTTCCACAGCCCGCGCTTGGGGATGCCGAGCTGGTCGGCCAGCTTGCCGAGAGCGTCAGCGGCCTGGGCCAGCGAACGGGACTCCATGTCGCGCCACTGGACCTCGCCAGCGAAGTCGTCCTGTGCGGCAGTGTCGCCATCCATCTCCGCGGCGATCCGGAAGACCCGCTCCCAGGACTCTCCGAAGAGGGACTGGAACTCGGCGATCTTCCGTGCGAGCGAGGTCTCGGCGGCGAGCAGGGCTTCGGCGGACAGGTTGGCGATCTGACCCAGCATGTGATGCGGCGGGGTCTGGCTGATCGCGGCCCAGTGCCGGATGCTCATGTCGACCGACTCGATGAGCGGAGCGATCGGCCCGGCAGGCAGGCTGCCGAACTTCACGTCCGGGTCCTCCGCGAAGAGGAAGCGCCGGGCGTTGTGGTTGATCGTGGCCGGGACCGGGTTGCCGGCACCGTCGAGCTTGGGCCGGGTGTCGACAGCGAGTGCGGCGTCGGTGGTGACCTTGCCGTCCTCGTCGACGAGCTCCATCTGCATGGGAGGAGCCATGCCGGTCGCGTACCGCACCTCGTGTGAGGTGTAGGTCTGCGCGACCAGGAGGTCGAAGATGGTCTGGTTGATGCGGTTCTGAAGCGGGATCATCGGCTCGACCACGCCGATCGTGCGGCCTTCGAGGTCGACCGACGCAGCGAAGCGGGTGACCGGGCACTCGCTCGCGCCGTGCAGCTTCCGGCCGCCGACACGAACCGAGTCGAGGTCGGCGAGCGACTTGAACGTCACCGCGTACTCGTACTTGGCATCGAACATCCGGGCCTTGCCCGGCGTCTCGCCCTTCGGCTTGGCCGTCACGGTCAGCGCGGCGTACGCCTCGTCGTCGTTCGCGGGGTCCTCGTACAGGGCCGCGGTTCTCTTCGCCGACAGACCCTTCGAGATGACGCCCTTCTTGGTCTTCTCCGTCAGCACGAAGGAGTGACCGAAGCCGAGCGCACCGCGGTAAATCGCGGCCTGGCGGGCATCCATGCGAGAACGCTGCCAGTGGGCCCACTGCCCACTCGTCGAGGACGAGGCGACAGGAAGACCCGAGGTCGCCTTGCCGGGCCGGTAGCCGTCCACGTACAGGGCCTGGGCCGGCGTGCCGATCAGGAGCGGCATCCAGTTGGAGACCGCCCGCTTTGCGAGCAGCTTGTACTCGTCATCCGCCTGGGGCGGCATGTACGGGTCGTCGTGCCGGCCCCGGATGAAGTTGTCGATCCGGTGAAGCCGGCCCTCGTCACGATCGAGGATGGCGAGGAGTTCCTTCGCCAGCGTTGCTGGGCTGGTGTCGGCCATGCCTCACCACCTTTCAGTCACACTTGCACAGGGTCAGAGGAAGTAGCCACGGCCCGAGCGCTTACGGACCTTCTTGCCGCGCGTACGCAGCTCGTAGAGCGCCTCGTGCGCGAGCATCAAGGCGGCGTAGGCGTCGATCTTGCGGGGGGAGTCCTTGGACTCCTTGCCGAAGGAGATGCCGTAGTTGTTCGTCCGGCGCCGGGCGTTGAGGACGTGGCGGCGGAGAGTCAGGTCACCGTCGTGCGCGAGCTTCGCGTCGAAGATCGAGCGCATCAGGCGCTCATGCGCCAGCGTCACCGTCTTCTGCGAACCACGCATGTCCCAGCCGATCGCGTCCTTACCGGACGGCGACGAGACGGCCAGGCCCTCGCCGTAGGTCTCCGACCAGTCGGCGATGTACGACTCCCACAGGGCGACGTCGGCGAAGAACGCCCGTACGTCGAAGAGGCGGAACGCCTCATGCACCTCGGAGTCGACGTCACCGCGGGGGACCGTCCAGTCCTCGCCCTTCGGCCCGTCCGGCTTCTCCCAGACGCCGAGCACGAAGGCGCACATGTCCCGAACGCGCAGCGCGATCAGCGCTGTTGCGTCCGAGCTCTTGCCACCGTCGAACCCGAGGACGATCTCGTCGCCCGGCTTCAGCGTCTTGGAGTCGTCGACCAGGCCGTCCCATTCGGCCGGCCCGTAGATCGCATCCTCTTCGGCCACGATCTGGTTGAGCCACATACGGCGCGAGCGCGAGGGCGCGATCGTCGCGTCCATCACCGACTGGATGATCGAGTCGACGTTCAGCCAGACCGCGTCACCGCGGATCTTCGGAATGACGATGCGCAGCGCAACCGCGGTGAGCGGCGTCTTGGCGTGCGCCTCGATCGAGTCGTACATGAACCCGA